AACTGTTCCTGTTCTTCCGAATCCTGATTGTGTTGCTCCTGAAGCTAGTGAAACTGTACCACCACAACGACCTAAAGTTACTGTCGTTGCATCTACTACTGCAGTTTTACAAGCTCCACCACCAACTGTTAAAGTTGTTCCGCATTGTTGGGTTACTTGATTTACTTCTACTTTACTCATTATACGATTACCAACGTTCCTGTTACGGTAACAGTTGCTGGAATAGAAATAGGACCTGCAAGAACACCGTTCTCGACAGTTTGAGTTCCATCAATTGTTGCCGCTTGATTATTTATAAATTCATTGGGAGAGGTTTGCCCTCCAATATATTGGATTCCATTTACTATTGCCGTCATAATTCCTCCTACGAACTAATTTGACTAATGTATGAAGTAACAATATCACAACTCGAACCTGTGTCTGAAACTGCCGTTAATACATCGCCTAGTTTTAAAACAATTTTCGCTCCGCCTTGGATTAATTCGATTGCAGAATTTGGTGGGATAACAACACCTTTTGCAAGATATTTATTTCCACTGTTGATAATGTAAACATCAACTTCAATTGTAGAAGTTAAAATATTACATAATCTAATTCCAATAACTGCATCATAATTTGCTCCAGTTACCAGAGTTACTGGTCCTGTTCCGACGGCTGATTGTAAATTGTTTCTAAAGTTTTGTGCCATATTTTTTTCCTATTTATAACGCAACCGCCATTGCTAGTGCAAAGCCAGCTGACGCTGCTCCTACTGGTGTACCTGAAGCATCCAAGTAAACCGATTTTTCTGCAGGCATTGTACAAAATACATCTTTAGTTGTACTACTCCCGAAATTTATTTTAGCCGTACTCCCTAAAGAATTATTTAAAACTTCAGTTCGTGCAAGAGTATCAGGTGTTGCATCAGTTACTGTACCACGCCCAACTTCCCAATTTGCTGTCCCTTGTTCATAAATAGCATAGTAAGTAGTATTAGTATCTCCAATACCAGCTACAAAACTTACAAAACCAGTTGACACACCGTCGAGATCGAATGTTCCTGTCCCCGACGTTGTACTAGTTTCTTTTACTCTGTCGTTTAATACTAAAGCCATTAACTACTCCTATGGATTTCCAGTTATACTTAATAAAGCTCCAGATCCTGAAGGTGCTCCTGCTGTTGCACTTGGGAAAGTAACTTTAAAATCACCAGATGTAGAAGTAATGTCGGCACTAAAATCTAAAATTGCTACTAGATATTGAAGTCCCGTTGTTCCACCAGGTGCTACATATTTATATAACACTCCAGTTCTTGCTGTGATTGTAGAAGTTGTCCATGTAGGATCAGTTGTAAAATCTACTGTTGTATAATCTCCTGTTTGTGCCACTACTCCTTGACCACAAGTTTTTCCATCTGTTGTATAGTTAGTTCCAACTGTACCGACTTGATTAGAATCAGCAGAGGAATAAACTGTAGAACTTGCCGTGTAAGGTGTAGCAGTAGTAAACAAAGCGAGATAATACGAGTTTAAAACAGTTAGATCATGTTGTCCTTTTAGGATCCCTTGTTTAAAAGCATAAGGTACTACATTTGCCATATTTTTTTCTCCTTAATTATTTTGTTCCGTAACTTGATGGCGATTTAGATTTTATTTGTTGACGAACCATGCCATCTTCGTATTCGTCTCTGCGTCTGTAACCGATTTGCTCAGTTGCGTACGTTGTAAGAGCATTTTCGTATTGCCCTTGGTAGTATTGTATCATATCTTGTGGACCTTTCAAGTATCCATATGTATTTACCAAACATCCATATAAAAGCAAGTCTTGATATTTGTTAGATAAATAAGTTCCTAAAGTAGAATAATCTACAGGTGTTGTTTCTGTAATACTTGGAGCTTCTTTATTATAAGCCAATGTTATAGCGTATGTCTGATTAGGAGTCGGTGCCACCACCCAATATTCTTCGTCCCAATTACCATAATATTTAGGAATATCCACAGCTGCAGTATCTGGTGTAGAATAATATTCTGCCATAAAACTAGGATCTCTTTGTTCTAAAAAAAATTGATTACCTTCTGTATCTTTAAGTTGAACATAATTAATAGATCTTAAATCTGCAGGGATCGTTACATATCTATTTCCCACAATCAAAGTAGATGTTGCGTAGTGAGCATTTTGATCTGTAGGTATTGCTCTTAAAATTTGATTTTCTGTATTTTTAATAATATTTGCTAAAAGAGCATCCGTTAAAACTGTATCGGATACTTCTGTGTAGTCTCTAATATCTGTTCTTAGATTTGATAAAGTGTAAGCCATCTTATATTCCCTCCAATGTTACGGGTCCTGCTGAACAATTTTGTCCACCACCAAAAACATCTGTTGTTGTTGCAGTGTCAGTACTTTGAAAATAAAAATAACTAATAGGATTAGTTAAAGAATCTGAGGTTGTAGCTCCAGTTACATTTCCTGCTGAATCTATTCTTCCCAATAAAATTGTAAAACCAGTTGCTGAATCTATATCTGTTACCCCACTTATATTTGGAATAGGTGCAAATTGTTGAAGGTTAAGAGCATCGGGGCCACCGGATCCTACAGTTGTTACTTGTGCAGGTCCTCTTAATCTAACTGTGCTTCCCGCTGTTCTTTGATGATCTACTGAATAAACATTAACATAAGTATTCACACCATACTTAACAACTTCAAAAGGATTATTAGTTAATAAAATTAATTGTGATGTAGCTGCTTGTTCTACTCTTGGATTCTGTAAAGCTTGTGGATCATTACCTACTGGTTTAGGTTCAAGTTGTGGTTGCTTTGGTTCATACTCTGAGTAATGAACTAAAGATCCATTCCATTCTCTAACCATTTCAGTATAGGGAAATCTCATTCCTGATCTATCAGAAATTGCTAGTGCTTGTTTACCTCGTGCAAAAACTCCCATTATGACATTACCCCATCTCCATAAAATGTTTGTGGAGAAATAAATGTAGATGTACCTTGATTATCTGCATCTAATGCTCTTAACATTTCGCTTTCATAAATTCTCTCAAGATCTATAGTTCTTTCTGGAGAAAATTTCATACTTAAATAATATGCAAGACCGGACATCATGCATGGATAAAATCTATTTACTACATCAGAAACATTTGTATATGCACCTGGATTTTCTATTTTTGCTAAATAATAAAAACAAAATTGATAACTACTTGGTGTAGTTGTACTAGATACACTTGAACTTGGTGTAGCATATAAAAATATACTAGGATTAATTTTTCTTTCTACATAAAATTGAGAAGGAGTTCCTTTAGTTAATTTATTAGGTGTCGCATTATATGTAGATCTACTTATTTGTGTTAATGCAATATCTGCCGGTGCAGTTGTAGTAGTATTATTTCTATAAAAAGCTTCCAACATATCACTCATATCATTAGGAAAATTAATAGAATCTGTTGCAAAACTATATTCTGCTTGTCCTTCTATTAAAGGTACTTTAGCTAGTTTTACTTTCCATAAATGAACACCTCTATTTTCCCATTCTTGAAACATTATATTTAAAGAGCGTCTTGCAGATCTTAATTGATAACCTGTTCTTGTACCTCTTATATTAGTTCTTTCAAAAGCTTCTTCTATAATGTCATCAATTGCTGGATTAAATTTATTAGATACTCCAGAAGATTGAGTAAGAGTAGGTGCTGAACCACCCATACCGGCGTGAGCTGTGCAATAATAAAATAATGGAGGTACTGTTTGATCAGCAGTTGTAGTTGAGTTGCCTACAATAATTGTAACTTTAGCTCCTGTTGTTCCTGGGGTAGGGGCTGCTGTAGTTACACCAGTTGTGTAAGCTGCCGCTGGTGAGTTATTAGGATTTGTAGAAAATGCAAAAACATGAGTATTGTTTGAACTATCCGAAGTATCAAAAATATAAGTATTGCCTTCTTCTAATTGAACAGTTGGACTAACGGTCCCATTAATATAGTATTTATTTCCTGTACCATATTGATTAGTACCTGTTGCAACCGTAACTGTGTAAGTAATAGTCGCCATGTATAAACCTTATGCGCCAGTAATAGTTAGTGTAGCTCCTGCTGAAGCAGTAACAACAATAGTAACTCCGTCTTTAAATAAAATACCTGAACCTGGTACATAAACAGATAAACCATCTACATCAAATAAGTATTTAGCTTTTAAATTTGCTCCTACTGGAACTGCAGCTGTTTGGTCGTAAAGTTCAACAACTGATGCAGCTGCTCCTGCAGCTTGAATAGAAGTAACTCTAGTTCTACCATCTCTAAGATTTATCCCAGCTGTTGCTGCTGTTCTGTGTAAGGTTGTTTGGTCACTTGTAAAAGATCCGCCGCCTGACATATATATTCTCCTTTTAAATTATGTGGTCCCAAAGGACCACATAAAGATTAATTATTATACTAATTCAGGTTGTGATTCACCTGGTCTAGCGTTATCTACGCAAGTATAAGTGAAAACACCTGTAACAGTTCCTGTTCCAGCTGAAGCACCTACTGAAGCTGCTACTGTAGCATTAGCCGGTGTACCACCTACTACTACTAAAGCTCCCGCTGCTCCATTAACACTTCCTTTTGTAACTGATGTTACTTCATTAAAGAAACCGTCAACGTCTGCTGTAGTTCCAATATCCACAGTTGAACCACCACCTGTTGATGCTGCTACTACTGTAAATGTAACTGGTACAGAACCTTTAGGTAACACAAATTCTTTACCTGCTGTTGCACTTGTACCAATTCTAACTGGTGTTAAAGAAACCGCCGATGCAGCTGCATCAAAAGA